ACGGTGCGGAAGGATAAGGGCGACGGGGCGGTTTGGGCGTAGGCGGCGGAGGCGATGGAAAGAACGGCAATGGTTAGGGCTTTGGATAACATGGAAAGATTCCTGAAGAAGATTGAAAAAAGCAGCCTGCATATTTGCAGTGCAGGCTGCTTTTGTGCTTAGTTGTCAGCCGGGTTTTTGCGGTAGTGCGTGATTTCGCTCAGGATTTCCGACTTGATGATGCCCTGCAAGTCTCTTGTAGGAATAGCGAATTCATGTGTACTGTCGATATATCCGCCGCCGAGTTCGCCATCATATTTGAAAATTAGGCCGTTTTTGTCAAAAACCCAGTCTCCCGATAGATAATCATGCTCTGGTCTATCCGCGCTCTCTCGAGCTGTTTGCTCGCTGATGCCGCCTCCTATCCGATCTTGCACATAGGCTTCTTTGAGCAGGTTTACCAGCTTGGCTGTTTGACCGGGCAATAAAATATCCTTAATTTCCAGCGCCTTCGGATTGGCCACGCCGCGATTTAATACGCGGAGCGAAGAACTGCCATTGCCGTGCGCGCCGCATTGATATGCCCAATATACGGATTCGAATACGGCATAACGGGGCGTGTAGCCTGCCAGTTTCAGCGTGTCCATCTCGCGGATTTCGCACGCGTTGTCTCCTTCACGCAGCCTTTGCAGATTGGTTTCATTGACATATTTCAAACCTTCGTTTCGGTTTAACTTGAAACCCTCTAGGATAAATATAAACACCCTGCAAGATAAATGAAATAAAACGGAATAAAGTGGAATGACGTGGAATGTAAAAAATGAAACGGCGTTGCACATAGTGAAATAAAAAAGCGGGCGGTAAAAGTCCGCTTTTTGTCGTTTTAAATCCCCTGAACCAGTGCGTCTTTAACCACGTCCAAAATGCGCTGCTCGCCGCCGGGCTGCAACTGGCCGCTGCCGTTAATCGGCAAGTAGGGCCGCGCTGGTATGGTGACTTTGCGGCCGCGCCCAGCTTTGCCGCCCAGATGATGAATGGCGGCATATTTTTTGTTTGAGCCGATGCGGGCGAAGCTGTTGGTGGCACTGGTGCTGATGCTGCCTGCCAGCTGGCCGCTTAATTGGAGGATTTTGCCGCCGCGCTGGGTTGGTTTCCAGTGTTGGCTGCCCCAGCCCTCGTTTTCGAAGTTGTCTTCGGTCAGTGAGAGCAGTTCGGCGGCGATGGCCACATTGACGGCTTTGCGGCGGGTCAGGTTGTGCAGCAGTTGCCCCAAGCCGCGCTCGAGTTGGCTGCTGTCCAGGCTGATAGTAAGCATGGTTTGTCCTTTATTTTAGTCCCAACAGTTCCGCCACCCACGCCAATTCCGCCAGGCTCAATGCGTTGCGGAATTTTTCCTGCGTCATCATTTCGCGCACGGCGGTTTTGGCCAGTTCGGGCGGCACGGATTGGGCTTTTTGGATGGCGGTGCGGGCGGTACGCTGCAGGAAGGTTTTGCCTTGGTTGGCATTGAAGCCTGCATTAGGGGCGACGAAGGTGCCGTCCGGCAGGCGGATGCCCGTGCGCTGCGCGTAACGCTGCTCGCCCGTACTTTTATTTGCGCCGATGTCCACCGTAATCGTTTCCGGTTGGGGGCTTGGCAGCACCTTGTCTTCGCCCTGCGAGCGTGATAAGGGGCGCACACGGCAGCGGCAGCGGTAATCCAACGGCGGATAGAGTGTGTCCCATACGGGGTCGTCGGCGGCATATACCCGGCCGTGCAGTTTGCGGTGGCTTTCGCGGGTGCGGCTGTCATTGACGGCGACATACTGCCAATAAGGGTGCGTGTCTTTGGCGGCGGTCATCTCGGCATAACGCCCTGCCATGTAGGCCGATTGCAGGTTGGTCAGATAAATGGTTTTTAAACGGTAGGGGCTGCCGAGCTGCACGTTTTGGATTTCTCCGGTGTCGGGATTGGGGGCTTGCTGCCGCCCCCACCAGCCTTTTGCCTGCAGAATGGGGGTCAGCTCGCGTTGGAAATCTTGAAATGCCTGTCCGGTTTCGGCAGCGTTGCGGACGGCTTGGTAAATATCGTGCGCCACGTCCATGCCCGCGGTTTTGGCAACGGTAAACGCGCTGACGTGCGCATCGTCCAGCATATCCTGCCAGTCCCACGACACATCGATATGTTTTTGTTTCAGGTATTCAATGGCGGCTTCGGGTTGCATGCCGAAGATGGCTTGGATGTCTTCGGGTTTCATCGCGCACCTGCCTTCAATTCGCCCTGCACTTCCAGACGCCCGACCAAATCGGCCAAGAATATTAGACGTGCCAGCTCGTTTTGCAGGGCGGCATCATCGGCATGCGGGTAGGCATGGGTCAGTTGGTGCAGCACCTGTTCGGGTGTTGCGCCGTTGTGCAGGCTGCCTAAAAATTGCGCGGTCAAATCCTGCCCCTGCCGTGCCAAATCAGGGTGCAGGCTGCCTTTTTGCGGCGCAGCCTGCGGGGAAACGGCCTGCTCGAAATCCTCCGCAATATCATGTTCGGCGAAGTCGGCGCTGCCGTGCTCGGCGGGCATCTCCACGCCCTGCAAATCCTTGTCTTGCAGGCCGTAGGCGCGCTTGAAGTAATCTGCGCTGAACCGTGCGCCCATTTGGTACAGCATTTGGTCGCGTTGCGCCAGCTCGCTTGTGCCGTACTCTTCGGCTTCATGCAGCACGAATTTGGGGCGTTCGGCATCGCCGAAATTCAGCGCGCAAATCCAGTCAATAAGCTGGTTAAACGTGCTCTCCACAATGCGGCAGTCGCCGTCGCGGATGTCTTCGGTCACTTCCAGCCCCACCGTTGCGCTGGCGTGGTTGGTATCGGCTTCGGTGGTTTGGTCTTGTCCCAAAAGCGCGATGTTGATTTCGCTGCGGCAATAGCGGATGAGTTTGTCGTAGGCATCGACCGACGAAGCCTTGCCGCTGGCTTCGTGGATTTCGACGCTCGAATCGCTCGGAATCGTGCCGACGGCGTTGCCCATTAGGGCTTCGAGCGCGTCCAACAGTTTGTCGGTGTCGGATTGCGTATTGCTGCGCGGCTCTTTGCCAATCAGCCACGGACTGCCGTATTTTTGCGTAAATTCCGCCCAGAATTTTAAGCCGGCGCGTTTGAAGGTTACCGCCCAAAACACCAAGCCCAAATCGCCCAAGCCGTAGGGGTTGTCGTAGGCGGCCTCTTGTTTGGGGCATAGGAATTTGTAGCCGGGCAGCGGCAGGTTGTTCGTGCCGTGTGCGCCGTACTCGGTAAAGTACATGGCGCCGTCCTCGTTAAAACCGAACCATTCCTGCGGTTTGGCGATGACTTTTTCCGGCAGCCACAGCGCGGAATCGGTCTGCCATACAATCTCCATCGGCTGGTAGCCGAACAGGGTGGCATTGAGCATATCTTTAATCAGGCCGTACATATCCAGCCGCTCCAAAGCAGCCTGCACCGTGTCGCGCACGTTTTGCGGTACGGTGTCGCCGTCCAGCCGCCATTGCAGCCGTGCCACGGCGGCTTTGCGCCTGCGCACCTGACCGCCGACCAACGGGTCGCGCAACAGCTCGCGGTACACGCCGATTTGCCGCCCCATTTTGCGCAAAATGGGGTCGGGATTGGGCAGCCAGCCGTTAAAGCCGTGCAGGCCGAAGCGGGCGGAAACGGCGATTTGTCCGGCCATCTGTTCGGGGGTGGGGGCGATGATGCCGTTGGGGGTTTTGAGTTTGATATGGGGTTTCATGGTGCTTTCCTGTTGCAGGCTGCCTGAAATTAAAATCCGTCCGTCAGACGGCTGCCGCGCGGTATATGGCGGCTGCCTACGCGCACCGCGCCGATATTGAGTTCGCGGCTGGCATAGTGCGCCAGCAGCAGGGCAATGGCGGTATCACCGTGGCGTTTGCCGCCGTCCGTGCCGCGTGTGCGCGTGTCGGGGATGCGCGGCACGCCTTTGACCAGCTCGAAGGCGCGCAAATCCGCCAAGATGTCTTCATCGCGCGGCAGCCCGTCCAGCGTGCCGTCTTCCAAGGCGGCTTTAAACGGTGCGGTATTGGCGCGGTACCAGCCTTCGGAAAGCATGACCGCCTGCACGCGGTCGCCGCCGAATTGGTCCTGCATGGCTTCGGCCAGATATTGGCCGTTGCCGCGTGCGTCCAATGCAGCGCCGAGCAGGTTGGGCAGCCCGGCCAACAGGTAGGCGCAAATCTGCTCCTGCTGTTTAAACGGCATATTGCCCAACTCCATCACAAACGGCACCCGCAGGCTCAAATCCTGCTGGCGCACGAACGGCACGATGGCGGTTTTGTCGCCGCTGCGGGCAAAGTCCACGCCGACGAAGCTGTGCCGTGCCTTGTCCAAGCCGTCCAGCAGCGGTTGCAGGCTGCCCGAAAGCCAGTCGGCCACTTCGGCGGCGCGGCGGTGTTCGGGTTGCAGGGCGAAATCGTCTGTCTGGCTGTACCGCAGCACGGGGGTATAAGGCGACATCCTGCTCTCAATCAGCGCGCGGTTAAGCCACTTGCCGCCGCCGTTTTTGGGGATGCAGTCCAACTCTTCCGACGCGTCCTCGCCGTAGCTGGCGCGGATTTCCGCCACCCATTCGCGCTCGGCTTCGGGCGTCCACTCTTTGCCCAGGCGCAGGCAGATGCGTTGGTACAGGCCGTCCGCCAGCGCGTCGTCAAAGGTAATGCGGTGGACGGAATACGGTTTTTTGCCCGCGCGGCAGTCGTTAATCAGCTCGTTAAACGGGTTGTCCACGCCGTCGTGCGTGGAAATGATGTGGACTTGGCCGCCCCACATCAGCAATGCCATCGCTGCCTTTAAAAGCTCCGCCAAATCGTCGTGGAACGCCGCCTCATCCAAAATCACACGCCCTTGTTTACCGCGCAGGTTGTTCGGGCGCGATGACAGGGCGGTGATGCGAAATCCGCTGGCAAAACGGATGACGAACGCCAATACCGCCTGCTTATCGTCGCCGTCGATAAACACTTCTTCGCTCTCTTCCACCTCGCCTGCCGCCAAGCCGTAAAACTTGGCCCAGTTGCCGCAGTCGTGGATAAATTCCAGCGCCATGTCTTTGTTATAGCCGATGTACCACACATTCATGCCGCCCGTTTGCGCGGCAAGCAATGCACTATCTGCCGCTTCGCCCCAAGAAAGGCCGATACGGCGCGATTTTTCGCATACTTTGACGGGGTTGGTGTCGGCAATCCAGCGCTGCTGATACGGCAAAAGCACCATCGGGGTGCGGTCGGTCGGCATCATGTGGCAATCCCCAAAATCTGTTTGCGGATGTGTTCGGCGGTCTCGTCCGACAGGCCGCCTTTTTTCACGGCGCGGGCGACTTCTTCCGCCGCCGCCTGCGCTTTGGCGCGCGTTTTGGCCTGATACTCTTTCAGCCGCGTGCTGGCGGAAATCAACCCAGCAATGCGCCTGCTGCCTTCGCTCAAAAGGTCGAACCGTGCCTGCGGGTCCAATTCGTCGCTGTCCTGCTCGCTGATGTCCACCAAAGCCTCGAAAAGCTGGTTTTGCAGCAGGGCCATCAAGGCTTCGCTGCGGCTGTCGTTTTCGTCTTCGGCGTTGGCGGCAATCAGTTTGGCGGCT